AATGTCGCTTGATCTTGTAAGCCAGTGTAGCCATTAAGGGCTAACTGCGTTTCGCCGATGACGTCAATAAATGCCGTCACGATGCAATCCTCGCTGCCGCTTCGGCTTCCCCGATACCGTAGGTACCCGCAAGAAGATTAAGGCAACCAGGTGTATCTTGGTAATAATTAACCCCACCGTTGCGATAAGCATAAATTTGGTTAAGGGCGTCAATCCCACGTGAAGGCTTTTTGCCCGTCACGTTATAGCACCAGATAACGGCAGCACCATTAAAATCATATTGTGGTACACCATTAACAATGGTGCCAGCAAGGCGATTTAAATGATATACCGTTGATAATCCGCCATAGTTCGACATGTGTTATCCTTTCGTGGGTGACTTAATTACTTATTCTTTGTTCCGCCGACGCCTTCGTACTGTCCGTATGGTGTCTTAGTTGGCTTGCCGTCTAACTTGTCTGAGGCTTTGCCGATCATGTTGCTTGAGCAACCGCAGGAATCGCACATATTACTTTCCCTTAACTTTCTTTAGATTTGGATTTGCCTTCTTCGCTGCAGGGCTGGCCTTGCGAGTAGCAGAGGCAAGAATCGCTCCTGCATTCTTCATAGGCACGCCCTCTTTTTTAGCAATGGATTTCTGCGCAGCAGCAAATCCCATTTTCTTTTTAGCCGCCATTATATCTGTCCCGTCTCTTTCATTACCGTAGCGGTGCGCTTGGTAATCTGTGTTGCTGCTGGCATTGACTCAGCGTTATATGCAACGCCCAGTTTGTCACTTGCAGCCTTTGCTTCATTAACTGCCTTCATGGTTGTACCCGCTGGTTGAATGCCTTGTGAGCGAGCATCGGCATAAGCGTCTAGTTCTCCAACCCACTTTTTGTTAGTCATGGATTCACTACGCCCAGCATCGCCAGTGTTTAATTCAAGTGTGATAATCTTGCAAGCAAAGCAACCTTCGACGTAAGCCTCATGGCTGTAATGTTCCGATGGAGCCTCGATATAGATAAATGGCTTATCGCTTACTTCATTACAATTAATACAACCATAAGCCGTAGGGATTGATTCATACTTTGCGTTTAGTCCCCAGGCTGTTATTTTGCTTACGTGTTGACATTCGCTCATTAAGTATTTTCTCCATAAAATCTATATTGCGTTGGATTCGTTCTTGCTCTGGACCATTAGCCTTAGCGGCTTCTTTAGCAAAGGTTAGCGCTTCCTTAACATGACCAAGGTTGTAAGCACTGACTCCCGCAAGATCGTAGGCTTTCCAATCCCAGACAGCGGCTTCGTAGCAATAGTGTATTGAACGTGGCAAGTCCAAAACTGCGAGAGAAGCATCTAAGCACCGTTGCCATTCTTGTTTGCGATATGCGTCAATCGCTACGCCGTAATGAGATTCGCCCTCATGGGGCAAAATCTCTACACCCTTGTTATAGTATAGGGTTGCGTTTTCCTTATCACCTAATTGGTGGTAAGATTCTCCGACCCATCGGCAGACGGCTGCGGATTCAACATCCCAGCCATTAAGTTCAAGTTTGCGCTTACCAGAGTCAATAACATCTTGCCATAGGTCGTTGAAGTAATACTCTCGGCACATGTATGTCCACATGCGAGGATCCTCTGGATACTCCCTGACAGTTAGTTTAAGAATCTCTAGGTAGTGCTTGCGAGATTTGCCGTTATCTGGCAGGTGCTTAATAACTGCATCTAGTATCTGGATCTGCTTTACTTCTTCATCACCATAGTAAATCTGTATCTCATGGCATGGATACTTCCAATGCCATCCATGACGGTTATGTAGCCTATCTCTGTGCCAAGTCTGGCCCGTATCCATTGTAATCCAACCAATGATTGCGTCCTTCTTCCAGCCCTTACGGACCTTATCAAAGAAGCCAGGCTGTGGCACTTCATCTAAATCTAGGATTACACATACGTCAGCATCCTGTGGGACAAGCGCCAAGGCTGCGTTACGAGCATCATCAAAGCGCCAGGGCTTTATGCTAATGTCGTAGACAATAGCACCTAGTTCCCTAAGTCTTTCTGCCGTGCCATCTGTTGAGCCTGTATCTGCTACAATGATGTAGTCAGCGCCTTTGCAGGCTTCCATATAGCGATCAACATGCTTGATTTCGTTTAGGGCAATGGAGTAGACTGCTATCTTGGTCATGCCGCTATCTTAGCATACGTTATGCAATATCGCCAGTCACGAGCCAAACATCGGTTGCAATCTTTAGCGCAGTGGCTACAGAGTTGACGACACGAAGTTTTGGACCTGCTGGTGTAGCACCCGTGGAAATGATGGTAGTCGTACCTGGGGTGACGGCCGTAATCGTAGGCTGGCCCGCACCCGTAATCCAGGCAAAGTTAATCTGTGAGCCTACTGGGTAGGCAACAGAAGCGTTAGTTGGAATCGTTACTGAAATAGCCGAAGCATTATTAAGGGTAACAAGCGCCGCAGCATCGGTAAGCACTGGAGTGTAAGTTGTACCAGTCTGAGTGTTGATAGATACAATGATTGACGGAGCCGCTGTAAAAGTGACGGCGCCAGAGATTGTATGCGCGCCAGACAGCGTACCCGAAAGTGTTGCACCATTGATCGTAGGCGTAGTAAGCGTCTTGTTGGTAAGCGTGTCTGTGGTTGCCTTACCTACCAAAGTATCGGTAGCATCTGGCAAGGTTAATGTCTTGGCCGTTGTAAAGGCCGATGCCAAAACACCAGTAATACCAGTGGTTTGGCCAGACATGGTGATGTTCAACTTCTTAGTTGTATCTGTGCTATCTGTCAGCGTAGGTGCTGCGATAGTTGGAGTAGTTACGGTTGGAGAAGTTGAAAGAACTACGTTGGCTGTACCAGTTAGAGCCTTGGCTCCCATAACGCTTGCAGCCCACGAGGCTGCTGTTGTACCGCTGGTAAGGATACATGTGACACGTACCGTTACGCCACCTGGGACGGATATGACCAGGTTAGCGCCAGATGAGTTAACAGTTACGGCGCCAGTCGAATCATTTTCAATGATGAAGTACTGGCCGAGGGTAAGGGTAGAAGTAACTGGCAGTGTGACAGTCTGAGTGGTTGAACCAGTGAATAACTGATAGATCGTAGAGGATACAGTGAGGGTGGTTGTACCAGCGGCCGTAGCAGTAGTGCTGTAGCCCCACGTACCTGTATTACCAGTGTTTCCCGTGCTGCCTGTGTTGCCAGTACTGCCCGTGTTACCCGCCACACCAGTTCCAGTATTACCAGTGTTACCCGTGGCACCAGTATTACCTGCTACGCCTGTTCCTGTGGCTCCCGTGTTACCAGTTGGCCCTGCTACGCCAGTGTTTCCTGTGTTGCCCGTGTTACCAGTGTTGCCTGTATTTCCCGTAGCACCAGTCTGGCCTGTTCCGCCAGTATTACCAGTATTACCCGTTGGGCCTGTGACACCGACTGCACCTGCAAGGGTAACAGTCCATGATGAAGCGGATGTTGTGCCTACGTTGTAGTCAGCAAGGATTGCAAAAGATGTGCCACCCGTGATGGTGACTACACCTTCAAAATAGTTAGATGTGGTATTGATTGCCCTAACTCTATCGCCAGTGGCAAATGCGCCTTGCTGGTTTGTGGTGAGAGTAATCGTTCCGCTGTTAGCGGGGGTGACGGTAGAGGTTGAAGTGACGCCTGAGTATCCAGCACCAGTTGAGCCAGTGTTACCTGTATTGCCCGTATTTCCCGTGTTACCAGTGTTACCTGCCACACCCGCACCTGTATTACCAGTGTTTCCTGTGTTGCCTGTATTACCAGTTGGACCTGCTACGCCCGTCGCGCCTGTGTTTCCCGTATTTCCTGTAAGACCCGTCGCTCCCGTGGAGCCAGTAGGCCCTGTCGTTCCAGTCGTACCAATGCTGCCAGTATTTCCTGTCGCTCCCGTGGCGCCGCCTGAACCAGTCGCGCCCGTAGATCCTGTGGCACCAGTTACTCCAGTAGCCCCTGTGGATCCAGTAGGCCCAGTTGCTCCTGTACTACCTGTTGGGCCAGTAGAACCTGTGGATCCTGTCGTTCCAGTGTTACCAACGGATCCTGTGTTTCCTTGGCTTCCTGTAGAACCAGTAGAGCCTGTGCTACCAGTTGCTCCCGTGCTTCCCGTGATAGATGATCCAGTGACACCTTGCGCTCCTTGAATACCTTGCGGTCCGATAGGGCCTAGTTCAATAATAACTGCTTGTGTGGAACCAACGTTATAGACGTTGGTTGATACTGGAATCTGAATGACAGATATTGAATTGACGTCAACTGACATTATTGTACCACGCTTGCAGTTACAGAAAAGTTACCAGCAAGAATTTGATATACATTAGAATTAGAATCTGTTAAATTTAGACCGTAGGTATATGTGCCTGCGGGTAATACGTTAGAGGCTGTCTGAGCCGCCGTAAGGGTAAGGGTAACTGTTCCAAGGGCAGGTGTAATAACGATCTTGCTATTGGCCGTAGACAACTCTACGATAAGGTTATTGCTTACATCGCGCACTTGCATATCTACGCTATAGCCAGTAAGATTTACTGGTAGGTTATCAATGAGCCATTGTGGGGCTAAGGTGAATGTAGTACCGTTAATAACGGTAATGTTATATCTACCTGGATTCACGATGCTCCTTTAAGCGACATAGGTTATGTTCGCGCCATAACCAGCATTTGTAAGAATGGTTACTTCCGTTGGGCCAAGATTGTAAATATGCCCACCGAGGTAGCAGTAATCCGCTGCTAATGTTTCGTCTACGCCAGGTGTACGCTCAGATACCACCGCTGTGCCATAGACCAAAAGTGTGTTGCTTCGTGCAATTCTAAAACGCCAAAACAGTCTGCCGAAACCAGCAGGGCCTTCTTCAACAGTAGGCGGTGAAAATGTATATGGCATTTTATCCCTTTCGTAGAATGATAGGGATGGGCCGAAGCCCACCCCCACCACTTAATCAGTTATACCAGGTGAATCGAAGAAGACGATTCAATACGGACAAGCGAGGCGTCACGATAACGCTGCCATCCGAGAACGCCGTACCATCCAATAGGACGGAAACGCATCAACTTATCAACAACTGGTCCGAAGATAACATGTGGCTCTTCGGCAACTGCTTCGGCCAATGCTTGCTTTCCAGCAACCAATGTACGGAATACGCGAGTACCACCAGTACCATAGGTAAAGCCAGAAGTACCAAAGGTACCTGTCCAACCTGTAGAACCAGTACCGTCACCAGCGTTGAACAAACGTGGTGATTCGACGAACATAGCGCCTTCATAAGTTCCGATGGTGCCTGGCCAGAATTCAGCAGCGCCTGTCTCGGAGTACTTATGGTCATCACGCCATCCGCCTGAGCCTGTTTCAGAACGAAGGTCGAATGAAACTTCTGGGTGGATACCGCACCAGTAGTATTCGCCTTGACGTGGAACAGCCTTGTTGGCGCGCAACTTGGCTACAGCGGTACGAACGTCACGAGACTTGATTACGTCTGTTGACGTAACCTTAGACTGTGTTGTACCATTGGTGTATGTACCAGCATATGTTGATACGAGAGAACCGCCAACTTCTGCGATTACGTTTGGTCCACCAACGAGGGTAGATAAAGCGTTAATATCGAGAGAGTCAGCCATGTTGAAGGCGATGATGTCTGCGATAGCAGGATCAACGTCTGAGAGTGAGAACAACTCCAACTTACGTGTAGCAAGTGAAGCGTTACCGTATTCGTTAAGAGTAACGGAAACTGTGGTTGTGTTACCAAGTGCTACTGCATCTGGGTCAACATCCTCTGATAGAACAGCGGTTGCTGCAGCAAGATCTGTGTAGATCTGGAATACAACGGAAGAACCAGGCATAGCCTGTTGTACTGGCTTCTTATCTGCGACATCGCGGATGAGAGGAACAGCACGGAGTGCAAATTCGACGTATCGGTCATAGGCTGTCTGTACGAGGGACGTACCGAGCGAGCCACCCGAGGTGTCTGTATATGCGTTTGCCATGTGTCACCTTCTTTCTTAGGTTTGTGGCGAATGGGTTAGGTTGTTGGGCTACCGACGACGTTGCCCTGGATTACCCGTAATCGCGTTAAGTTCATCAATGTTCTTGGCACCTGCAAGTTTTGCCATAAGGTCGGCATCACGTGTTGGGCTATTAACATTTTGAGTAGCCGCATTAATGCGGTCATACGAACGGATATTTGCTTTTGCTTCTTCATCGGCAGGAGCATCTGCTGGCTTTGAAAATCCAAATACATCGGCATTTTCATTAAGCCAAGCATCTACTTGCTCTGGTGTTGAGATGTCGGCGGGAATAAACTTCGCCACCTTGTCTGGTACACCTTTTGTTGCCAGTACGTCTTTGACGCTACGACTGCGGTTCTCTGCTTCAACAGTCGCAAGCCTTTCAAGCAATGCCGCCTTTTCCTTTTGCTCGCGCTTTAACGCTTTGCGAAGGTTTGCTGGGGCTTCATTTTGCGAAGTTTCAACATCTAGGTCGTCTTCGTCATCTTCGTATTGGTTTGCCATTTCGGCACTCCCTTTCTTGTTAGTGTGACGCAGGCCGCAATACATTCAAGGGGTGAATGTTTGGCTCCCACTACCAGTCTTAATACACACCATCGGCGCTGGTCGTCCGTGGCGGATTCTATTTATTAGGAAAGACCGCTAATGTCTTTCGCGCCTAGGCTACCTGTGGCAGCACCAGCAGAACCTGAGAAGGCTGATGCTTCCTGTGTCTTGAGACGTTCAAGATTTTGCTGTGCTTGTGCGGCGCCTTGGGTATTAAAGGTTGACGCTTCAAGTTCTTGACCAACGCCCGCGGCGTTGCCGTAGCCCTGGTAACGGCCTGCCAAAGACTGTATAGCAGCCTGTTGCTGGGCGATGCTAGTAAAGCCCTGGTTGGCCTGTGACTGGGTGATTCCCTGCGCTGCAAGTCCCATTGCGCTAAGTGGGCCTGTGGCTCCATAGGCAATGCTGACGCCCGCCCTAGCGGCTTCTGCGCCGATCGTGGCGGCGTTATACTCTTGTTGTACCAGTGGTGCTGCTACCGATGGATCGAGCAGGTGGGTAAGGATTGTAGGCATTGTCATGCCAAACTGTGCTTGCAGTTGTGTTAGAACTTGAGGATCTTCATTCTGCACTGCCGCAGTTGCGGCATTAACACGCATCTGCACTTCCGCTGGTGATACATCTGTACCCATTAACTTGCCAAGATAGTCAGTTGATTGCAATGGGCTAGAGGCTGGAATGCCAGCCATCGTCATAACCTGCTTGTATGATTGCTCGTTGGCGATATAAGTAGCAGGATCTAGCGGGTTAAGCCCAGCAGCAATTCTGGCTTGATTGCCAGAGAAGCGTTGTTGCCAAGATGTGATAAGGCCATTGGCCGCACTAAGTTGGCTTGGTGTAAGGCCAAGGCTACCAATCTGCGCCGATGGATTTGGCGAATCAATGATGTTAAGAACTGTTGTCATGTCCAAGCCACTGGCAAGCATGGCGGTGATACCGCCACCAATGTTTCCAGTTAAACCGTAGCCAGATAAAAGTGCGCTAAGTTGTTGCGAAGCATTTGTTGTTGGCGCGGTTGAGCCTGTAGAAGTCGAAGCATTTGTTACTGGCGTTGCTGAAAGTGGCGCTACTGCTGGCGTAGCAAGCGCTGGCATAGGACCAGTGGCTGCTACGTTAGGTGGTTGATAATTTGATGTGTCTTTTGGCCCGCCAAGCGGATTGGTGGCAGTTGAACCAGTTGAACTAGCCCAGTTAGATGTGGATGCGGTGCCACCGTTTTCACCAACTTGCATTAGTGCCATTGGTTAGAATCCCATCTTTGCGATTAACTGATTGCCAGCACTAAGAAGTGTGGAATGAGCGTTTTGAGTATTAAGCCATTCTGGCTGTGAGCGAATTTGGCTTGCGAATGTGTATGGGTCAACTGGTGCTGTACCATCACCCATTAGCGCTTTGCCAATCATCGCTCCGTAACCCGTAGTTGCGCCGAGTTGAATGTCGGCAGGGTTAACTTCTAGCAGGCTTGAAAGTGTATTAACGTAAGGCGAGGCAAGGTCTGATACCTTGGCTCCGCCTGCAATTTGGTCGGCAAATGGCTTGTATGTATTCATGGCCGCTGTCTTAAACTGTTGCTCGGCAGTATTTGGATCGTAGCCAACTGCACCTTGCGCCATATTCAATGCGTACTTATCGAAGAAACTTGTATCTTTGCCGTCTGGGCTGTATTGCCCATAGACGCCGTATTGCTGTGCAAGTTGCGCCAACTGCGTAGATTGCGCCGCAATCGTTCCACCCTTAGCCTGTGGGTCTAAGGTGCCATGTTGCGCCATGAACTGCGTAATCTGTTGGTCAGATGCGCCAGGATGTTGTAAAATCCATGTGGTTACATCTTGCCCAGAGTTAACAGCATTTTGATCTACAGCGCCAGGGGTTTGCTTAATGTCGGTAACTTGTGCGCCAAGTTGTTGCGGCGTTAACTTTACGCCAAGTTGGTTGGCAAGAGTGACTGCCTTGCTATAAGCGGCATTGTAGTCTGTGTTGTATTGCTCTGGCGCAGATACGCGCTTGATTTCCGCAAGACCAGAATCGCCAGGATGCTGTTGCGCCCATTGGGTGTTAGTGAATTCTGTAGCCCAACGAGTTGGCGACCAATTTTGAGAAATAGCCGTTGAAAGAAGATTGCCAAGTTCTGGAACAGAAGCAATAAACTTTGCTTGCTCGCTGTAATTGGCCAAGAAGTCTGCTTTAATTTGAGCAGGTGTTTCAATCTTGCCATTGGAATAATACTTGCCTTGGTATTCACCAGTAAAAGGGTTGTCTTGATATTGCATTACACCCTTGACGGTTTTGTACGTACCGCCCGTTGTAGATTGGCTAGCGCTAGATGTAGAACTTGCCGTGCTAGCAGTAGTTGTCGGGGTTGGCGTTGGCGTTGACGTGGTTACGGGAGAACCAGCCGAAGTAGTTGGTTGGACATCTGGCGTACGTGATGCCGTTTCTGTTTTAGCAGCATCGGTTTTATTTTGTGCTGCATAATCTTGCGGTGTAGTTGTTCCGCCACCAGTCTCGGTAGGATTTGGATTTGTCGTCGCCTGCTCTTCGGCAAGCGCTTTTTGCGCTACAGCCAAAGACTCTTTGGCAAGGCGGCCTTTGGTTCCAGTTCCTGCCTCATTAACGCGGGCAGTCCAGTAATCAACCTGCTCCTGAATCGAAGCATCTGCTGGTAATGGCTTATTAGGATCTATTTTTTTATTAGCCATTAGATACTCTTCATCTGTTGTAGCGCCTGTGTCATACCGTCAAAGTATCCCGTCGCTGCCTTATAGGATTGCGCATCTGCGCCACCTGAAATAATCTGCGCAAGAAATCCTTGTGGGTCAATGCCAGTGGTAGTTTGTGTGCCAGTAACGTCTGAGCGTTTTCCAGTTGGGCCATAAGCAGTTACGCCCTTATAAGTGCCAACATTGGTACGTTCAGCGGCTAGAAGTTCTTGACCGTATTGTTGAATCTCTTGCGCTGTAGCGTTACGCCCAGCCAAAGATTGCATGGCTGCATTAACCTGAGCCTCAATATCTTGAGGGGAAGTTTGGGTAAGGTAACTTGTATCGGTATTCGTTACCATGTTTGCGTAAATGTTTGCGCCACCACTTGAAGCGGCTGCAAGCATTTGAGCGTAAGTTGTTGTTGGAACTGTAGTGGTTGCAGGTGTAGTTGGTGTAGTCACTATACTGCCCTTCTAAATACGCCAGTTACAACACTAGCCAGTTGTGGATCGGATACGGCAAGGCTATCCATGTAGGAATACCACGCATCTTGCGCTGCGCTGTATCCTGGAAG